CGGGCGCCGCAGCGTGGGCAGGAGCGGGCATCCATGGCGGCATCGGCGGTGGTTGCGGCAGGTTTCCGGGGAACCGGTGAATGTTGGGGTGGGCCCCGAGAAGGGGCCCCTGTGCGAGGCGATGCGGTGCGTGGCGATGCGTGGCGCGGTATCGCAGGGCGGGGCGACGCGTTGCGGGGTGGTGGACAACAGCCCACCGGAGAACCAAGGGCTCAGCGGTGAGGTGTGGGGGCGGTGCGCGGCGTGGCGCGGCGGAGCACCGAGTCGTGATGCGGAGCGCAGACCTAGGGCTTACACCTTGCGGATGCCCAGGTTATCAACCCTCCAGCCGTGGCGCCTTCTTTCCGTTCTGCTTCAGGAGCCGGAGCTGACGCTGTGCCCCCTGGGCAGACGCAGCGATGAAGCTGTGAACGTTGATCCGGTTCTGATGCTCGCGGCGGGTGGCGCCGGTCAGCTTCGATTCGTCCACGGCGGCAATGAGCCGGGTGGATGCCCGCTGATGGCGGCGCAAACCCTGAAACGCCTGATCGTTGAGGTAGGTCGAGGCCTTCTCATCGGTCAGCACGTTAATGGTGCCACCTGCCGTGTTCATCACAAGCGGCGGAAGCTCCGCTTTGCTGCGATCACGATCAAGCCAGCCCCGAACCTGGAGGAGTACCTGAGGCATCCTGGCAGCTCGGGCTAGATCCTCGTCCCCGTGCTCAAGGATCCAGCTTGCAAGGGTATCGGGGCGGCGAATCGCAAAGTGGTTCCACACCAGTTCGGCGGGAATCGTCTGGCCCTTGTAGAGAGTGTGCGCGTCGATTGAAGCAACTTTGGCGATACTCATCAGGCCACCTCGATTTCTTCGAGTTGCAGTACCTGGAAGCGACCGTGCATTGGACGCCAGGTGCCAAGACCTTCGGCGATGCCAGCACGATCCAGGATCTTTGCCAGCGTGGTCGGGTCGATGATCTCGTCATTGACCAGCAAGCGGTAGGTTGCGCTCCACTGGGGGAGCTTTACCCGCACTGCCATGGTGCCCCGGCCCGTGGGAGCAATGGAGGCAAAGCGCGAATCGTCGTACATCAGCTCGGCATCAGCCGGGCCGTCGTAGACCAGTGGTGCATCGCCTTCCACCACGATCGCCCGCTTGGTGTCCTTGCCCAGCTTCCATGCTGTAGCGCCGTCGCGGATGCAGCGCTGCAGGTTCTGGGCCGGAAGGAACGGATCAGCGAATCCGCTGAACTTGGAATCACCGTCCAGGCTGGGCCCGTAGGTGAAGCTGCCTTCAGTTCCCCAGTAGCCGGAGAACAACCAGTGCAGCCGCCTCAAGGCGTGTTCATTGCGGTTCTTCTTTAGGCCGGTGAAATACTTGATCGCTTCGGCGTGGGGGCCGAGTGGATCAACGGTGCAGGGGTTACTGCAGATGAGCGGGCGCGTGCCCTCAAGCGTTAGCTCAAAGCGGCGAAATGCCATTGATTGAATCCTCTTGGGATGGTTGGGTGGGCCCTGATGACAGGGCCCCTGTGCGTGGCGTCGCTAAGCGATGCGCAGCGGCGCTGCACGGCGAACGGAGCAGCATCGCGGTGTGGTGAGCTATCAGCCCACCAGAGAACCCAAGGCTCTGTGATGGGTTGTGCCCCAGCCGGAGCCGGGGCCGTTGCAGGGCGGCGCGGAGCGTCGCGTGGCGTGGCTTGGCGAGGCGCAGCAGAGCGGGGCGGAGCGCAAGTAGGTGAGCTATCAGCCCACCAGAAAGCCGAGCAGCTGTGTGGTGGGTTGTGGGCCCCGAAGGGCCCCTGTGCTGTGCGTGGCGAAGCGTTGCGGAGCTACGCGTGAGGTGGCGGTGCGCTGGCTTTTGCATTGTACCTCACCTGTAAGCCGTTTGGAAAGGGCAACGCCAACCTTTCCCGAAACCCAGCCGCGACGGGAAAGCTGAGGCATGACGCTTCCCTCAACCGCCCAAGCCGTCTACGACCTGTTGGCGGGCGATGCGGTGGTGGCCCAGGCGCTAGGCACGTACACCCCACGGGGCCAGAGCCCAGTCCCCGCCATCGCGGTGGTGCGCCGCAATGAGCAGCTGCCCGAGGGGACGGCCGTCGCGGGCCTGGAGGTGGTGATCTTGAACAACCCCGACTACGGCACCGAGGCCTTCCTGACCGGTGAGACGGGGCTGAACCCACAGTTCCGGCTGTACGTGAGCGAGTGGCTGCCATCAGCCGACCTATCAGCACTGCAGGCGCTGACGCAACGGATCGTCAGCCTGCTGCCGGGGTGCCGTGCGGTGCCGATCCGCGGGGATCAACGAGGCAGTGGGGATCCAAACGGTCAGGGCCTCGGGTTGCTCGACCAGTACGCCATCAGCTGGACAAACCCCACCCAGTACGTCGTAACACCAGGAGCCTGAAGCCATGGCCAATGAGTGGGTTATCAAGGTTTCGGCCGATGTGAAGGGCGTCCTGGATGCCTCGCGGCAGATCGGGCAGGCGGGCAAGGCGGCAGGTAAAGAGTTTGAGCAGGGCTTCGCTGCCAATGACAAGCTGCTGGAGCGGCTGCGGAATCAGCTGAAGGAGCTGAGCCAGGGTGTCGGCAGCAATGCCACTTCGCTAGGGGGACTGAAGGCCAAGCTCGGCGAGCTGAACCAAACCCTTGACAAGGCCACCATCGGCTCAAAGGAGTTTGTGGCGGCTCAAAAGGAGATCGCCAAAACACAGCAGGAGATCAACACGGCGCTGAAAGGGTTTGATGGTAACGAGAAGTCGATTCGGGGGTTAAGGGAGCGGCTGTCGGAGCTGAACCAGACGCTAGAGAAAACGGAGATCGGCTCTAAGGAGTTTGTCGCAACGCAAAAGCAAATAGCACTTACGCAGAAAGATGTAGACAAAGCACTAGGAACTGGTAGCGGGATTATCGGAAGACTAGGCCAAGAGCTTAAGGGCTTTGCCTTGCAGGCTGGGGCCGTTCTTTCTGCAGGCTCTGCGCTTCAGTTTGTTGGCAAGCAAATTACAGAGCTTGATTCAGCAGGTGCGGCAGTACGGACGCTGGGCATCAACTCAAACGAGCTTAAGGATAAACTGTTTGACCTTTCGATTGAGCTTGATAGCAATGTTAGCCGTGTCGAGCTATTAAAAGCCTCCTACGATGTGGCCTCTAGCGGCTTTACTACTACCGCACAGATCACAGACATCCTTAGGGCATCATCACTGGGGGCCGCAGGTGGCTTCGCCGAGCTGAACGATGTAACCAAGGCGGTTACAGGCGTGATCAACGCATACGGGCTCACTACGGCTGATGCCACAGGGATCGTTGACGGCTTTGTGCAAACCCAGGCCGACGGTGTGATCACGGTAAGAGAATACGCAGAGCAGATTGGCACGGTGGCATCTATTGCTGCTGCCGCAGGCATTCCGATTTCGGAGTTGAATGCAGCGATTGCTACAGCAACTCTTAAAGGAGTTCCTGTAGCTCAGACGTTTACGGGAATCCGTCAAGCGATTACCTCAATCCTCAAGCCAAGCGAGCAGGCAAAAGACTTGGCGGCGAGCCTGGGGATTAGCTTTGACTTGGCAGGATTACAGGCCCGTGGCTTTGGCGGTTTTCTTGCAGACATACAGGCCAAAGGAGGGGGAGCAGCTGACAAGCTGGCTATCTTGCTCGGGTCGGTTGAAGCGCAGACTGCCGTACAACCATTGCTGAATGATGGTTTAAAATCGTACAACCAGCTACTTGACAATCAAGTTAGGAGTGCTGGCGCTGCGGCCAAAGCTGCGGAGTTAGCAACTGACACGATAGCAGGCGGCATTAAAAAGATTCAAAATGCAACAAGCACCTTAGCGACGACCATTGGGGAATCATCAACCGATGTTAGCAATTATTTAGCCACACTGGCGAAAATCATAGAGCTATCGGCAAAGTTCAATAAAGAAGCTGCGCCAACCATAGGCAGAGCTGGGCTGGCAAACGCAGAACCGCTTACAAATGCAGTTACCAATGCAGGTAAGGCATTTCAAGCTGGAACAAAAGACCTGTACCTGTACGAAAAAGCACTTGGGAGTATAAAGCTCGCTTATGCTGGCTTAATTACGTCGGTGCAGGGATTTATTTTAGGAAACGATGGGGCTAAGAAAGCAAGCCAAGATTTCCAAGGGCAACTAATAGAACTTTTGGGGCTCAACAAGCTATTCAACACGGAAAGCGCAAAGCAGGCTGAGATTACTGCAAAAGCAAACCAGCAAAAGGAAATTGCTAAAGTATTGGCCCAAAATTTACTAGATACGCAGAAAGAGCAAAACAGACTCGGCTTGATTGAGATTGACAACGCCATTACTCTGCAAGGGGTAAAAGACAAGCTCAACAAAACTCAAGTAGATGGGCTTGCCAGTTTCCGACAAGCTGATATAAACCTTGGCCAAGCATTAGTCAGCCTTGAAGAATCGCGCTTTAGTATTATTCAAAACCGGAACAGCTACGAACTGCAGGAAGCGCAGAAGCGGGGGGCCAGTGAGCGGGAGCTGGATGAGATCAAGCGCAAAGGTGAGGTCATTGAAGCTGCAGCACTGAGCTTTAAGTATCAAGCTCTGGTGCAACAGCAAGGGCTGGAAAGGGAGTTATTGGGATTGAAGCAGCAGCAAGCTTTGGTTGAAGCAAATAGCGAAGTACGAAAAGCAAACGCAGAGTACAAAAAAGCTGAGCTTGAAGTAACAAAAGCAATCAACGAAAAGAATATAGAGGCGGAGAACTCCGCAAGGGCAGCGCTGGAAATCAAGGATATTGACAGACAGATTGCAATCGAAAACCTAGGCATCCTGCAGCAAATCCAGCCAATACAGGGCAAGATCGCTGAAGCCAGCGAAGAGGAAGCACGCAACAGGGTCCTAGCCACTGCCGAGGCAAAGGGCCTGCAGTTGTCCGCCGATGGCATCTTCCAAAAGACCAAAGGCACCGCCGACCAGTTCAAGAGCCTTGGCGACTCCCTGAAGGTGCCCCTATCCCAGCAAGGTGCCTTTGCCCAGTTAGCTAGGGATGTGGGCCTCCGGGTGCGTGACACCGGTAAGGGCTACTACGAAATTGGCCAGGCGCTGGGCAAGGGTGTGGGCCCCGCCGCCAACGACATCAAGGACTACATGAGCGTTGCAGCCAAAGCAACGCAGGGCGCCAAGAGCCAGGCATCAGGGCTTGCCAGCAACATGGACCGGGCGGCTGGTGCTGCTGACAGCTTCTACCGCTCGCTGGCTGCAGCCTCGGGCCTCCCCCCTGCGCGGTTCACGGGTGGCCCTGTGGATGCTGGCCAGACCTACCGCGTGAACGACGGCCCCAGCGGCATGAGTCTCGGCCAGGAGGCGTTCCTTTCCGCTTCCGGTGCCCTGTCCCTGATCAACCGGCCGATGAACAGCCTGTGGACCGCCCCCTCCCGAGGCACGGTGATCCCTGCTGCCATGACCAGCCGCCTGAAGGAATCCGGGGCCCTCGGCGGCGGTGCTGCCGTGCTGCGTGGTGGGTCGGATCCGGCGGTGGCGCATCTGGCCGTGGCGGTTGGAAACCTGAGCCAGGAAGTAGCCGAGCTGAGGCGCAAAGCGTGGAATGTGTCGGTGCGCGGGGATGGATCCGGCCTGAGCGTGGCAAAGACGTTGGCGCGGATGCGTTGAGGGTGAGCGGATGACCCTGCAGCTGGTCTACGGCGCTACGACCCTGACACTGCGTTACCTGCAGGCGCAGCCGATCGGGTATGCCGAGGCTGAGACGGAGCAGGGCCTGACGGCAAGGCGCTTCACCGTGGCGGGCCTGGCCACCCCGGCGCAGTGGGTGACCTGCTGCAGCCTGTTTGATGCGTGGCAGGCGGCCAAGATCCAGGAGGCGCCCACCCTGGCCAGCCGGGCAGTGGGGGCCACCGTGGCGCTTACCTGTGCCGCCCATGGCCGCAGTGTCTCCAGCCTGGCGTGTTGGTTCACCGGGGCACCGGCAGGCGAGACGACAGGGGCCTGGGTGAAGGTGAGCTTCACACTGATCGATGCTGCCCAGCAGTTGGCGGTGTTGCTACGGCAGAACGAGAAGGGCCGCCTCGGGGCTGATGCGTTCCTCCCGGCCTACGGCACCATCACGCTCGGCAGCACCACCCTGGCGCTGCTGGATCAACCGGAGGCTTTCGAGGATGGCCCGAGCCTGGAGCCCACCTCTACCGGGGGTTTCGTGGCGCGGGGGCCGTTGGTGGCTAGTGAGGTGCGCAACGTGCGCGGTGTGACCGATGCTGCAGGGTGGACTGCGGTGAAGTCGTGGTTCGCGGCCACCATTGCCGCCCGCCCCGGTGCTACTGATCTGTGGCCGGTTGGTGAGCTGGGCCTGGAGCGGGATCGCATCGTGTCAGGTGGCGCGGTGGTGGATCGCTACATCGTGTCGGTGAAGCTCAAGCGGAGGGCTGCCTGATGTTCGCGCCGGTTGACGTTCGCGCACAGGTATTCAGCGGCCTGGGCACCGTGATCAGCGGGCAGCTATCGGATGATCCGCTGGCACCTGGAGTGGGTCTGCTCCGCACACAGGGGGAGGTGGTCGTCAGCGGCCTTATCCAGCCTGCCCGAGGCACCGAACTGCGGCTGGGGGTGCGATCACCCGGAGGCAGGCTCACGAGGTTCCCGCGGCGGCTGCGGGTGCTGAAGGCTGACAGCGACCCGATGAACAACGAGACCACCCTCACGGTCGGCTGCCTGCTGGCCCTGAAATGGGACTTCGTGGTGCCTGAAATTTTCTACGCCTCTGAAAACCCCCAGTGGACACCGATTGAAAACACGGCAGGATCCACCCCGAACATCTGCTTCCTGAACTCCATCCTCACCGTTGCCCTTGATCGGTGCGGCATCACTCAGGCCACCGGCAACCCTGTGATGACCTTTGCCAAGGCGGTGGGGAGTGTTGACCTATCGGAAGGCTACCTGGAGATCGCTAGCAAGATGCTTGCAGAGTCGGGCTTCTACGGCTTTATCAATGCAGAGGAGAAGCTGCGGATCCGCAAGGTGCTTACCCCGGCAACCAAGGGGCCGTTCCTGACCGTGAACGACACGATCACCAATGAAGCGATCGGCAACCCGCCACCACCGGAGAAGATCACGATCAACTATGGGCAGTCGGTTTGGCCCACGGTGGAAACCTCACCTAACTACAAACCCAAGACACCGGGTGATGAGTCTTACACCTGGAGCGCGGGGGCATAATGCAAAACTGGACCTTTCAGCAAACGATCAGCCCGGCTGAGACTTTCGCGGTTGAGTACCGAATCAAAGAAGGCACCCCGCCTGCATTTGTCACGAAGTTTGATCAAGTCAGCTTTGGCGCAGTGTCAGAAGTGACGACAACGTATGAACCGATTACTTACTACGACAAAGACGGCAAGAAGCAGATTCAGGACGTTGTTGCAAATAGCATTTCCACTACAACAACCTGCGTCGGCGCTGCAAACCCAACACGGTGGAAGTCTAAGCTGGAAGCTGGAAGCCCTGCGTTTGCTGGCACGGTGCTAACAAAGCGCACCGAATCCTTTAGCAAGTACCTTATCACCGAGGATGGGCCGGTTGAATGGCAGGTAACCACCTTTGAGTATGAGCCCAGGATTGCTTTTGCGGGCGGTCTGGCGATTGAGAACTACAAAAACATAGACCTTGGCACCGGCAATATCTTATTGCGAAAAACCATTGTCGAGAAAGAAGAGAACAACCTGGCTGACCTGTCAAAGCAAACGACAATCGTTTACCAAGCGTGGGGCGCTACGGCAGCAGGTAAGACCGTGGCGGCAACAATCATGGGAGCGCTAAAAAGGGCTGAGGAATCAGACCGGATCAGCGGCACCTATACCCTCGTTGACCGGATGAGCGCCCTGGTTTGCAGCGGGGTTGAGAAGACGATCAACATCGGCCGAGGCACGGCACCGGCCCAGCCAACAGCACTTGACCAGCAGAACGACAGACTAAGGGGCGCCCAGGATCGCGTCGACAGCAATGGACCTTGGAATGGAACCGGCCCGAAAGGGAAACCCAAGGATCAGTTAACCGATCTGTCGTTTGGCTTTGACGGAACCAACAGCACTGACCGGTATGACATGGAGTTCGCGCCGGATAGCTACCTGAGGCCTTCCACCGATGCTGGCGACAATGGCACCGGCCTGAACTACGTGTACGTCTCCAGCCAGGCGGCTGCCTACGAATACGGGAGGGCGATCTACGCGATCCTCTCAGGGATGGCCAACGGCAAGAGCATCACCACCGAGCTGCGGAACCTGCCGAGCGAGCCGATGGGTACCCTGTACCTGGAGGCGGCCGGGACCGTGGGCCGATTCCGCGCCAACGGCACCACGTTTGCGTTTGACTCTCAGGGGCTGATCG